TCTAACACCAGTTCCAGAAGAGCTACCAGTAATGGCTACTGGAGTTGCTGTAATTATTGGTGGATACTTAAAGTCTGGCGGAAAGTCAATGGTCCATTCTTTTTCTTGGTTAGCAGTAACAGTGCCACTGAATACATCGGTATATGCACCAATGATTCTAGCCTCTGATGTCTTGATTGACTGCTTACCTACTGACTTTGTGTCTACTGTCAAGTATTGCATGGTAGACGTTGCAGCAATTCTATCTGACAGGTCATTGACAGCCTTAGCAATCTCTAGCAAATAGGTTGCATCAATTGGCTGGCCTGCACTTGGTGTTCTTAATATATTTGCCATGTTTTTCTCCTTATAAGATTATACCAGATTAATGGTAGATGTCAAGGCTACCAGCAAACTATTGGAAATTTCGTGAGAGGAAGTGTTTGACTGTACCCTGACGACTGCCGTAGATGACCAATTGGCTTCTGGCACAATAATTGAATAGTTTGTGGCCATTGTCGATCCAGCATAAGTAAATGTTTCGCTTGACCCATATTTAACAAAAACATCGTATAGGTTTGCGTTTGATGGTTGCCAAACAACAGACAAAATCTTAGTAGTAGAGCTGTAGGATGGAACAATCGCAGACGAGGCAACTGACACATTTTTAACTACTTCAGTAGTAGACCAATCAGATGCTTTAGTTCTATCAGCAATGAGTCTATATTTAATTAAAAATGAGTTATCTGAAGTTGGACTAGGAAGCTGACCTTTTGGTATAACTATTTTCTTATTAGCCATTATGTATCAAATCCAAATCTAAATTCAATAGAGTTGGTTGTGTTGGCAAGCTTTTTGATTGTAACTCCATTGACAGTCTTCACAACAGCATATCCAGTAAGTCCATATATAGCACTATCAGAAGAAACATTTTCAAGTCTTAGTGCATCTAGGGCAACATAGAAATCTTCTGTCTTTTCTCCTGCCTGATTTATAACGTTTATGTATACAGATACAGAGCTTACCTTATTCCATGCAAATCTTGAGTCATTCTTCTTCAATTCACTCAATGATTTTTTCAAAACAATATATCTATTTGATTGAAGATTTAGCATTGGATCGTCTACTGTATTTTCTGCAACATAGTCTAATGTTCCAATGTATCCATCTGATGTAATAAAATCCATAGAAATCAGAATACGAGCAGGTGGTGTAGATGATGTTCCAAGTCTGCTCAAAACTGAGAATGCTAATCTTAGTTCATCGGATGGTGAGTTTTTATCAAAACCAAGAGATAGGCCATTAAGCTTTATATGAGGGCTTGATGCATTCTTAGTAAGAACTTTTGTCCCAGTGTTGTATGTAATTGTAGATGTATTTCCACGAACTGCAATAATGTTATTTAAAAATCTGCAAGTCTCGTGTCTATTAACTCTTGCGATATTGCTAAAAATGTGATTGTCTGAATTTGTGTGAAGCACGTAGCAGTCTTTGCCATTATAAGTGCCATCAATATTTCCAGCTTCATTACTTGCATCTAACTTTGAATATACTACTGGAATTGATTCTGAACCTGTTGTAGATTCATATACCCAGTTTTCAGACTGAGAGAATGCAAATATATTTTTGCTATCTTGAGAACCTGCATCAGGGTTAGATACTGCTGGATAAAGACCAATCTCTGTTATCTCATATCTTTCTTCTGTTGGAAGATCAGCAGATAGAACAATGCTAGTATAGTAAGATGTCACCGTGCCTGGTAACGGTAGCTGTGGACCTGAGTATCCAGTATTTTTCTTAATAGTAAATGATGTGCTACTTTTGGAGACAATAATTGCATCCACGACATTAAATCTTGTATCTGCAACCCCAGTTACGTTAACTCTATCTCCTACCTCAAATGGTAGTGACTGTGGGGTTCCACCAGAGATATACTCGTATGTAATGCTGCTTCCATTTACGGATATCATATTGATTGGCGATGTAGCGTTGACATCTGTTAGGAATCCTCTAGACTTAATCGGAAGTCTGAGCATCTCAAACTCTAAAGACTTAGCTGCTCTTTGCTCAGCAATGTTGGCGTATGTAATATCGTCTGTGGTTGAGTATGGTCTTTGTCCACAGCCAATAGCAATATGCGAAGCATATGAGTTTGTTTGTCCTATCAAGTATTTTGATAGAATAGTTTGTCCTTTATTTGTAAGCATAGTTTTCCTCTAGTATATTATATCACTAACAGCACCAACCTGGAAAGATACCTCTAGCTGATATGAGCTATCTACTCCAGATAATTCTACCACCAAATCGCCATTACTATTTAAATAAACATTTCTATTCATACCGCTTGGATCGTCTGTAGATTCTGGGACATACTGGTACCTCTTTAATGGAAACTGGCTAAATACGTCTTCTGATGTTTGGGTAAGTGATTGAAGATTTGCACCGCCAGAAATAGTGGTAACTCTTGACATATTAGATATTTGCTGATATGATAGCTCAGCACCATCGACCAAGTCATGTCTAGCTATATTCAAAATTTCAGTTCCACCAATATCCTCAAACAGCAAGTCTGTCATAAGTTCTACTGGAAATGCCTCATCACTTATCATTAGCAAGTCTGGAGTTGCAGGTTTTGTGTCTGGCTTTGGAGATCCCGAACCAGCAGATGGTGGAGTATATGGAACTGCATCAATTACTGGAATTTCAACTTCTGGGATTTCTACTACTGGTGGTGGTGTTACTACTGGTTTTTTGGTAGTTGTTTTCTTGGGAGCTGTCTTTTTGGTAGTTGTTTTTTTAGTAGTTGCTTTTGGTTTAGTAGGAGGCTTCATCCTTTCCACTCTATCTGGGGATGGCTTTTGCTTTATTGGCTTTTTGTCAGCCTTTGCATTTTTTTGAGCCTGAGATAGATTAAGCTGAGACTGATACACATAATTCTCTAATGTTGATGGAATCTTGCCACCATTTTTCTTTGCAGCATTAGCAGCAATTTTTTTAGCGTTTGACAAATCCATTTGCTTTTGATATACAAAGTTATCTAGAGTTGAGGATTTTCCAGAGGTTGCTACTGGTTTCTTTTTTACAACAGGTGCTTTTGCAGCACCAGCAGTAGACATATTATTTGGCAAAAAGTTGCCCACTGGTCTAAATGTTGGAGCTAGAAATGGTGAAGCAATAGACTGTGTAACTTTTGGTGCCACAACCTTTGTCGCTACTGGTGCCTTTGCAGCAATTGGCTTTGCAGCAGGTGCTGGAGATGGCTTTGGAGTAGGTGTTGATTTGGGAGCTGGTTTAGCCATTATTCTGTAACCTCACTAAGATAAATAATTGATGATGGTCCATCTACGCCTCTTTGGTACTCACATGAATAAACAACGAATCTCTTATTTCTATCAACAATCTGATCTATATTATTTTCTGTCCAGAGAATCTGTACGATATCACCCAACTGCAATACTCCACCACCAAATACACTGACACCAACAGACTTTCTTGGCTTCATCACCTTATTGATCATCCATTCCATCAGACTATTTGCAGAAGCAGCATTCTGGATATACTTGGCATTAATCGAAAATTCTAAATTACCATATGATTTTCTGCTTGCTTTAATTGAGTAAGATGTTTTGCTAGCCTTTACTGGTGACTTTAGTGGATTCTTATTTAGTTGGTCAACGTTAGATAGGTCTGAGTTAAGATTAAAGAAGTCATCAACTGTTAGTTTTCTGTCTGAATTTTGAGTAAAGGTTACACCCTGGATTCTCAAGTAATTACCAGTAGTTTCGTCCAGGCTGATTACAGTATCTGTGTTGTTAAATACTATGAAGTCTGCACCATATGCTGTTGGGGTAAATCCAGAAACTGTGTACCCCTTTTGTCTAGTGAATGTTGGTGCAATCTTAGCATTGAGTGCTGGCCATGCCTTATCATATTTAATATTAAAATATGCAGCCTCACGCATGATAGTTCCAAATTCATCAAAGTATATGTCATGTCCTGCACCAGATCCACTGCTTATGTCAGACAGGTATGTTTGTTGGATTGCACCACTAAGAGAATATTTTCTAAGTGCATCATCAGCTGATACATTATTAATTCCAAAAATTGATGACTGTACTGGTGTTGAAAGCGATGCAGTTGAATCATCGATTGTACGCTTTTTGAGTGCATATACGTTTTCAAACATCGCCTTACTAGTTCCTCTAATGAAAGGTGCAAAAGATGTATATTCTGGAAGTGGATTCTCGTCATCTACCACAGCAACTGATCTATTATTGATGTAAAGGTAAAAACGCTTTGACCCATTACCAAGTGTTTCGTGTTCTATAGATAGGTCGTATATTGTTGGGTTATCTTCTCCATATACCCTGCTTTGACCAACAAACATTCCAGTGTCTACAAGAATATTTGCAATACCGCCCCATAGCTTAATGGGTACAGCATTGCCACTGCCATCAGACTTAATCTTATAGAAGATAACATCGTTAAACACAACATTTGTTGATGTCACCTCTCCAGTATCTGGGTCAGTTGTTGTGTTCGTCACACTGTCATTTGTTAGTGCACATAACTCAAAGTAATATCCATTGTTAGTTTCTTTATTCAAAAGGACAGCGATACCTGCTGAAGCTCCACCAGTTTTTCCATTATCGTAGTATCCCATAGACCCTGTTGGAGACTGCTTCTTTTGTTTTCCATCTTCATACTGACCAACAATTCTTAGTCTAGTACCATAGTGAGCGTATACTTGAGAAAGTGTTTTTGGAACGTAGGATAGATAATCTTGAGCCATAATATCTGATGCAAATGATGGACCAGTCATTACTAATGCTGATGACTGAACTGTTCCAATTTCTGTATTTTGTAGAGCAGCTACCTGAGCATCAGTTTTGTCTGTACCACCCATAGAGTTCTTTATAATTCCAGCCCTTAGTGCACTTGATACAGTTGAGTTTGCAACTCCTGCATTTCCAACTTGTGCAGCAACAGAAGCTGTTTTTGCATTTTTAGGATCAAAGTTAAGGGTAGTGTTTAGTGATACCTTACATCCTCTTGTTGGATTTACAGACTGACTTGACCATTCTAGTGCAAGTCCAGCATTGTGTGTAACTGGCTCTAATACCCCAGCTGAATTACGTTGACCTGTATTAAATTGCATTCTTCCATGCTTGTTAACTGGACCGTTCTTGAATACTGTCACTCCATTTACTTCTTCATAGAATGGCTCACAGTAGATTCTCACTAGCCCTGTTGGAAACATTGACTTTGCAAACTTGACATCTTGGAAATAGTCGGAGTATTCCTGTGCACTCTGAATCCAAACATTGCCTGGACCATTTGGTATTGAGTATTGTACTGCATCATATCTTATAACTTCACCGTTTGCATAAAAATATCCATTATATCTAGATAGGAAGTAAACTCCCTCTCCTAAGTCCATCGTGTTATTTTTGATTTCTCCACCAATAACTTCTGGAAGTTGAGAAGATAGTGCAGAGTTTAGTGGTACTGCAGATAGAGTGTAGTTTGATGCATTGCTAACTTGACCAGTTTGTGTCTTTGTATTTTGATCTCCAGCAGCTTCCCAAAGCAAAACTGGCTTATATATCCAGGTTTTGTTACGATCTAAAAGCATTGCTTGTTTCAATGAACCATATGATCTTTGAATATATTTTTCTTGATAACTAATAGATCCATTATTGAATACTTTACTATCTTGTGTAGAAATGCTTTCAATATTTGCTGAAATAGCATCTGTCTTTTCTCCACTCAAAATAAAATCTGTAGGTCTTTGGGCGGTTGTTGGCATCATGTAGTTTTTACTCATGATAATAAAATCATTTTCTTCATTAAAGAACATTGCTGCCTGTGCAGAAATTGCTAAATCTTGTAATGTCTGTAGGACAGATGATTCTGGATTTGTATAAAAGTATGGAATGGTGATCTCTGTTTCACCAGATGTTCTGTAGAATTTATAGTTTGTAAAGCCAATTGAATCTAGCAAAGTCGTGACTGCAACACTAAAGCTAACATCTACCATCATTAATTCTGGACATGATGTTTGTTCCATTAGGTGTGTTAGGTCTCTTAACTCAATAGATACGTCTCTGTTACCGCCAGATATTGCTGGTCGTGTAGATGAGTACAAAGTTTTAATTGGAATCATATATTGATTTCCATCGCTATCTGACATCTGCTCATAGAACATAAATTTTATGTTTTGTGCAATAAAGTTTTTAATAACGCTTTTTGGATTATTTTCATTAAATGTTTGACTATAGTCAAAAAGTTTAACAGAGCCAGTACCTGCTAGCAGTTGTCCAACTGGCATTCCAGATGCTCCCAAATCAGATAACGATTTGGTAACGCTATAGTCTGTAACCATATCTGTCATTTCTGCAACAAGTCTTGGCGACATTTCAATTAGGTCAAACGATGACCCATCAGTATTCATTGTTTCAACAACAACCCTGAGACCAGAAATATTTACAAATTTTTCATACTGCTTTAGTCCAGTAAGTGTGTTTATAAAATAATCTGGATTTGATAGCTTATCGAGTACATTTCTGTAATCAACTACACCGTCTAGTAGTGACCATTCGTACTGTGCATCATATCCTATGAAAGCTGATCCATTAAATATATATAAAGTACCCTTAGAGGTTTCTGTTGGCTTAAGTAGGTATGCTGAACCAACAACATCATTGTTAGGAAGCATTTCAACTGTCTTAATTATTCTTTTAAAATTGAATGTATTCTTAAAGTTATTTGGAACTTTTAGGCCATATGCAATTTCTACATTTCCATCTGGACCAATGATTGGACGATTTCCAGATCTAACATCTGTTGATGAAAATGATATAGCGTCTTTCCATACAGAATCTTCTAGATATTGAATCCTCCATGTTGCTGGAGTTTGTGAATTTTGATATCCAAAAAATGGGTCAGAAAATTGTGAACCAGTAGATGAGTAGAATGGACCGTTGTTTTTAGAACCAACGTGTGTCTGCATCTTTACAACAATTCTGTTGGTTGGAACAGCATCCTTGTATACAATAAATGGGCAGGCATCATCAATACCGTAGCCACCTGCTGGCAAACTATAAGATATACCCTTAGCTAGTCCAGACTCATATCTGTATGATGTCCAATACTTAAACTTGTCTTTTCTTGTTGCAACATAGTACCTAGGTCTACTTGCAACATCTTTAGATGAGTACCCCCAGAATTTTGTTAGTCTGGCTTTATTTATTCCTGAACGTGGTCTATACTTGCCAAAACATTCCTCTAGAGAAAATAGATTTTTCATGTTTTCATCTACTGATGTAAATTGTTGTGGCTGGTTGGAATCATCATATCCATTGTCTAAAGTTACATCTGACTGTGTTGCCCCTGTATAATAGTTGCCTTGGTCATATCTGTCATAGGTTGATGGTAAAGTTGAATAGATTGAGTTTAATGCTTTTCTATATCTGTAATTACCAATTGCATCAAAGTTTTCTGCAATATTCATATTCCATTCAGCAAGGATTATTGGCTTAACGTCAATAGAAGAAGCTGTCTGTAGGTAATTTACTAATGTCTGATTGCCAAACATTTAAACCTCTTCCAGCGTTATGCTTACATTCCATAGATCGTGTGTTGATCCACCACGTTTCACAACATCGTAGTCAAAGGATGATATGAACATTTCCATGGCTTGAGGATATTCTCCTAAGCGTTGGAACCTAAACTGATCCTTTGCAAATTCATTATATTTATCATAGGACAGGTATACCCAGAAAGATCCAGTGTGGTTCTGATACCAGTCAAGCATATCTACTCCACCTGCACCTCCATCAGTTGTATACTGTGATGATGGATCTGTCAATGTTGTTTTACCAGTAGTGGCATTAAACTGTGGATAAGTCGCAAACCCTCTAGATGGCACTAAATCCCAAGAAGTAGATATTGTGAACTTGTCTGCAGTATGATATGAACGCATCTGTCCATTAATCATTCTTTTACGTGTTTCAATTCTTTGTGGCTTAAACTGCAATGGCTTTCTATTATCATCAGTAAGAATTAGAAATTGATTCTGCAACTCTGTAGCTGTCAACGCTGGCACTGAGTCATTCATTTCTAGACCGTATGGAACATATTGGCCATTAACAATGGTTGGTGCTTGTTCTGACCACATCATTGCGTGTGGTCTAGTATACGTTCTTCTACCCTGCAGGTATGCTTGCGTTGCCATTAAATTCTAACTCCTCTTACCCTCTGTGACTCTACTGTTCTTAGCTTATCCATAACAACCTTAGCAATTTCATTTGGATTAGCATCAGACTTAACATTTACACTTAGCGTATAATTATTATACACTGAAGACGAGCCTGATTCAGTAGTTTGTCCAGAAGGACCAATGTTTACATTTGGCTTAGGAAGAACCTTGAATGATGGAGAGCCAACATTTGGACTAAAGCTTCCATCGTTAATTGCAGACAGTAGTCCTGAGCCATACTTGCTTACAGCATCCTTATTTACAACATACTCTCCTGGAGTTAACATTGAAGGAACTGTGTCTGTATTTCCAGCACCAGGAACTCTACCACCAGAGTTAAGCTTCATTGCTGACACTACTCGGCTACCCAAACCAGAAACTAGTGCAGATGCTGGAACACCTGCAGGAAGTTGTGGGCTTACGGGTTGAACAAGCTTATCAACACTTGTTCCAGAAGCAGCAGCGATACCAGCAATTGTTGTTGTATTTACTGTAGTTGGAATACCTCTCCAGTCAACTGCGGTTGGAGTTGGTGTTGTTGTGGTAGTAGTTGGCTTGGTTGTTGTGGTACTTGTGCTAGGTGCTGGAGCAACTGCAGTAACATTTCCTGGCTTTGAGCCAAGTTTTGCATAAGCAGCAAGCAATTTAGTAACAGATCCAAATGCATTATCAATTGCAGTCTTAAAGTTGTTTGTATTTACTCTAGCAAGGTCAATTTCGCTCTTAATTGCAGCCCATTGTGCTGCAGTCTTTCCAAGCACAGTGATTCTATCAATTTCTCCCTGCTTTTCAAGATCAAGAAGTCTTAATCTTTCATTTGCTGGAGCAAGCTGTTCTTGTTCAATAGTAAATATTTGTTTCTTCAGGTCAAGGATAGAAGCTTCTAGGGTTTCTCTAGTTCTTCCCTGGCTGTCTGTAACAGATCCAAGCTCTTGCTCCTTAGCAGTATCTAGAGCATCTCTTTGCGACTGCATTGCAGCAGCAGCAGAGCCTGCCTGTGACTCTTGAATAGCTCTAGCTGCAGCAGCAATATCACCTTGAGTTAGAGCATCTGCAATTGTAAGCTGAGACTTTTGCTGCCTAATAATTTCTTCATTAACTTTTTGAATCTTATCAAGAGCTTTAGTTCTATCCTCATATCTCTTGTTGATTTCATCTTCTTTCCAAGAAATTTCTTGTAGGCCAGCTTCGTAACCTTGAATTTGATAATTAATCTTAGCAATGTCTTCTTCTGCCTGCTTGACAATATCCTTGTCATTCTTCATCTTGGCATCGTACTTGATTTCAATTGCTTCTTTTTGTGCAGTAAATGCTTCTTGTACCTTACCGTAAGCTTCATCAATCTTAGCCTGCATGCCTTCTGGGGTAGACATTTCAATTTCAAGCTTGATCTTTGCTTGTTCACGAACCTTTGCTAGTGCTGCAGCAAACTGTTCTGCACCAATCTTGCCACTTGCAAATGCAAACATAAAATCTTCATTACCAAGCAATGCCTGAATCTCTTCTAGGCTTGCTCCCATTGCTGTCAGCTTTGATGTAACTGTTAGCTGATCCTTCATTGCCTTAGTAGCATCATCCATGTTTCTGCTGAATGTTGTCCAAGAGTTAGCCTTTAGTTGCTTTTCAAGCTCTTTAATCTTGTCAACGATCTGCTTGATCTGTCCCTTGGTTTTTGCTGCTGCAAGCCCAGCTGCAATAGTTGCATCATTAGCATACTTCCAAGATGTTGCAATACTTAGCCCAGCAGTCTTTAGTTTGCTGTAAGCTGTCATCAAATTCTTTGATTCTTTAATCTGACTCTTTAGTGAGTCAATAGCGTCCTTAAAAGGATTCTCTTTGCTTCCACCAGATGATGCATTAATTTTTGCTAATGTTGCCAGCTGATTCTTTAATTGAGCTACCTGATCTGCTGCAAGTCCTGCTGCAACTGCAGCTTGAACAGAGGCATCACCCATTAGTGATACTGCATCTGCTGCAGCAAAACCAGCCTTAACAAGACCATAGTATGTATCAATTTGTGCCTGGTTATTTGCAATAAGGTCCTGCATTCCAGCCTTAGCTTCTGCTGATGCATCAGATTTATTCTTGGCATCTTGTGCAGCCTGTGCTGCATAGAGAGCATCTGTTAATTCTTTTGTAGTAACCGTTTGGCTGTTAATTTTCTTTTCTAGTTCAGGAGAGATGTTTCCAGATAGGGCTAGCTTGAGTAGCAAGATTTGCTTACCTGCATCGCTAGTCTTCTTAATCATGTCTGGAAGTTTTCCTCCAACTTCCTTTGCAATTGCACTAATTGCATTACCCTTGGCAGCACCCTTAAGCTTGTTCAAAGGATTGATAAGACCTTCAATACCCTTCTTATATGTTGCTAAAGCATTCTTGTCTTTGCTTGTGTCAAACTGGTTCTTTAGTGCTTGAGCACCACCCTTTACCTGACCAGCAAGCAGTGCCTCTGATCTTCTAGTCTCTGTGCTTCTAAGATCCATACCAGCCATGCTGCCACCACGACCATAGTACATGTACCCAGAAGACATACCAGAAGAAGCACCAAGTTGTCCACCACCATACAAAGATGCTCCCTGTCCAGATACAGTCTTATCTTTTGCTGCTGTCTTTCCATATGCATCTACTGTTTTAGAAATACCATCACCAAGTGCTTGTACGTTATCCGCATTTGGCTTAAACATATTTCCAATAATTTCTTTACCAACATTAATCTTTTTTAACTTTGGATCGTCTGCTGCATCAATTAGGGTCTGAATAAAAGCAGTTGTCATTTCTTCTGTAGAGCCACTGAGGGCTTGCTTCCTTGCCTCAGACTGAAGGGCTGCCATTGCCTGCTGCTTACTTCCACCCTTAAGACCATTAATTTCTGCCTCATAGTCTGAAGCAAATGACTTTAGCTTGTCAGCACGTGTGTCGCCTTCGTATTGACTTAATCCCTTATCCTGTGCCTTTTGTTGCTGAGCACTTTGATATCCTCCACCAATCATTCCGCCAAAATCAGTGTCAGCTGCAAAAGCTATACCAAAGTCAGAAGCAAATTTATTTAGCTTTTCTGAAGCAATATTAGCTGCATCACCAAGACCAGTAATCTTTTGTTCTTGCTCTTTTGCAAGATTCATTAGCCATGAAATACCTTCAAATGCTGCTATTGCAACACCAATCCATCCTGCTAACTTGAAGAACTTAGGGGCTAGCTCAAAGATTCCCTTTCCAAGCTGGCCAATACCTTTAAAGATTCCATTGTTCTTAAACATTCCTGCAACATCTAGTCCACCTAGTCCACCCATAAAGTTTTGAATGCCCTTGAGTTGTGACAGCTGACTCCAAGCAGCAGAAAGACCAAATGCAATATTTGAAAGATTTGTTAGGGCAGCTCCAGTTGATCCAAGATCTACACCAAACATCTGCATGCCAAGGCTAACTGTGCTTATGATTCCAGAGAAGCCCATGATCTTTCCGTTAAGACCACTAAAAGTTTTTGCTAGTCTAGAACTTTCTTGAGATGCTTCCTTTGTTCCCACTCCAAGCTTAGCCTGTACACCAGAAGGAATGTTTTCAACACTGCCAAACTTTCTTCTAGCTGCTTTAAGTGCTGGAGTAATCTCTGCATTTCCATATAGGGATGCTCTTGAAGCAGCACCTCTAGCAAGTGCATCTCCAGCCTGTTCACCAACAGCTTGTGCATCATCAATTTTAGATTTGGCTCCGTCAAGATATCCTTGTCCAGAGTTTTCTCCAAGCACATGTGCTTCTCTTGATGGTGATGCTTGGTCTGTTACCTTTACAACACCATCGTGGAATCCTTGCATAATGCTTTCTGGAATGTCAATGCCAAGCTTTCTAGCTTCTTGTTCAAGCATTGCAAGACGCTTAACAGCATCTCCTTCTTGAATAATCGCATCTGAAATGCTTGCATCAATCTTTCTGATTTCATCGAATACCTTGACTTGAGCATCAGAGAAGTATCTTCTTGAAACATCTGACCATGGAGACTTTTCTGGTGTTTCAGAGTATGCAACTCCAGCACTATAGTTCTTTGTTCTCTGGGTTGAGCCCTTATAGAATGGTGATGCAGACGATCTATCTGTAATTCCTAGTCGAGTAATCTCTCCATTCTTACCCCTCTTTTCTGATGCAAATCCAGAAATTTGAGATAGCTCATCATAGGCCTTCTTGAGATTCTTGTTGCCGTTAGAAACTGTTTCGTATGCTTTTTGTATTACTGAGTCTAGGTCTTCTCCAGTCATCAGGACTTCGTCACCAAACTCTGAAAGTCCCTTGTCTACTTCATCTGCCAATTCTTTAAGTAGAGACTTAATCTCTTCATCAGCTACACCGTTTTTCTTTAGCTGAGCAGCCATTGCACCATGTGCAGCACCTCTAGATTTGCCGAACTCATCCTTAACAGCTTTGGCTTCTATGCCTCCACCCTTGCCAGATTGTCCAAAAAGGTTATTTAGCTTGCTAGACATATTTACAACACGGTTGTCGTAAGCCTGGAATACGTGATCAAGAACTTGATCGAATGTCATTCCTAGATGTCTTGCCTGTTCTTCAAGCTTTGCGGTTATTGTTTCAAATAGCTTGCTGCCCTGTTGTGCAGTAGATAATAACTCTGCACCAGTTCTTTGCTGGAAGCCAGAGAAGTGTGCCTGCTGATATCCAGATGATGCTGTTCTTTGGTGTCTTCCACCATCGCCTGCAACACCCTGATTAGCATATCCAGGAACTTGAATCTTTTGTCCAGTCAACAATGCATCAACAACTGCTGGGTTGTCCTTAACAGTTTCTACTGAAAGAACTACCTCACCATTAGATAGGTTTGCAGGAATAGCATCATCTTTTGGACCACCAGGACCCTTAACTACAATTCCACCATCTGCAAAGTTTTGGGCTTTTCTATTGCCTGCAGCCCTAACTCCACCCATACGTGATTGTGCAACTACAGCTCTTTCTGTAGCAATTCTTAGCTGGTCAATTGCTGCAGCTTCTGAGGTAAAGGTTTGAATAAGCTTTGAGTGAACTTGATCAAGAGAAGCAGCAACTGTTGCAGCCTCAAGCTGCTCAGTTGACATATACTGGGTTTGCTCTCCAAGATCGTTAGTGTCTGACTTAAGTCCTAGAATGCGTTGTCTTAAGAATAGGAAACCCTTCATAGCATTTGCGAGGGCGTTAGCAATCAAACCGAATGTCATAATAAATACTGGTGCTAGACCACCTACCACACCAACAAGAATAGTAACAAATCTCTTAGAACCATCTGACATATTATTAAACAAGTCAAGAATCTTTGTTCCAAAATCGATTAGTGGAGTTACCATCTTCATGAACTCTTCACCGACAGGTGCCATAGAGGCTTTAAACTTTTCGATTGATTGCTGGAACTTATATAGAGGTGAATTCTCTACTTGTTGTAATTCTTTTCTAGACATAGCTGCAAGCTGAGCAGCTGACATCTGACTTAACTCAAGTGCTCTAGATGCTTGAGTTCCATCTTTAGAAATATTTTGAAGCAGTGTAGAGATACGAGCAAACTGGAATTTACCAAACATCTTCTCAATTGCTTGGGCTCTTGTTGTAGGGTCTAGGGTATCTAATGCTTTAGAGAAGTCTCTTACAAGTCCAGAAACATTACCCTGATTTTTTGAAATTAAATCTTTTAGATTAATTCCATAATTCATAAGCATGGCAGAAGATGCTTTAGTTGGGTTAATAAGAGATGCAATACCAGACTTTAGAGCGTTTGCACCTTCAGATGCATTGATTCCACCCTCTTTCATGGCAGTCATAAATACTGCAAGGTCTTCAACATCTCCACCAAGTTGCTTAATTACTGGACCAGCTTTAGGGATAGCAACTGTTAGGTCTTCAATAGATAGTACAGTTTGGTTTTCAACAGCGTTAAGGTAGTCAACTTTTCTAGCAAGATTTTCTGTGCTGTATCCAAATGTATTGGTAAGTGTAATAGTTGTTTCTAATGCCTGCTGTTGGTCTACCCCACCAAGTACTGACAAGGTGCTTGCTTGAGATATCTGACCAAGAAGGTCTGCACCAGTCTTACCCATAGCAGCAGCTTTACCAGCAAGCTCCATGGTATCTTTGAGTGCAACTCCATACTTTGTAAACTCTAGACCAAGTCTTTGAATCTGCTTGATCATGCCCTCTGTTTCGGCATTTGAAGTTGTTGCATCTCCATAAACACGTCTAAACTTAATGGCTGCTTCTTCCATCTCTTTGTACATCTGAGCAGCCTTGCTTCCAAAGATTGAGAGTGGAATTGTAAAACCAACCATAAGCTGACGACCAGCCCACTGTGTATTCTTACCAAAGTTAAGAAGTTGTGTAGAACCTTGCTTTAGAATCTGGTTAAATATTTGTGTACGCTGGGCAGCAATTTGAGTTTTTGTTCCAAGATTCTCCATGTCAAGAGCGAGTGGTCTAATAGCAATTGCTTTAAGAGCACCCTGAGCATCACGACCAAGGGATACGTATTGTGTCTGTAGGTCTTTTACACGTTCACGTGCAACCTTGTTTATTGTTTCAAACTCAGACTGGAAGTACTTTGAAAATGACTTGCTGGCACCCATTCCGTAACGGAAATATTCGCCAAGAGAAAGTTTATTCTTTTCTAGTGATCTAGTAAAGTAATCAGCTGTTGATGAGATTTCTTTAATGCTTGCAGAAAACTTTCCTGTAGCATTGATGTCATCAATAAATGCTTTTTGTAAATTTTTGGCAGCTAAAACGTTTGCTCTAGAAGATGCTGCCATCTCCTTTTGAAAAGCTGATATCTGTGACTGCAGTGCCTTAATAGACGCTACAGCACTAGCGGTATCAATATTAACATTTATATTTGATTGGATATCAGCCATTCAAACGAAGCTCCTCTATTACTGAAGCCCTGTAAAGCCCTGTTCTGCCAGGTTTGATCCAGAAGCCTCTTCGATAATTCTGTAGACTGTAGGCAAGTCAATGTTATCTTCAAGCTTTGCCTTGTCATCTGCAATCTCTGGTGCATACTGTTGCATTGCAATCTGTACGCATTCCATTAGCAAATCCATAGACTTACCGTTGTCGTCTGCCACCTTTGGCAGTCCTTCAAACTTTTTCATGAACTGTCTAAGTAGCGAAACCTTTAGTGGTCTAATGGCTACTTCAGTTCCATCGATGAGTGTGATTTTGTTATCTGACACTGTTCCTCCTAAGAACTTTTTGATTATTTTATTATATCATACAAAGGCATTAATTTTGGCGTAAATCTTCATAGTCAAGACCCATACCAATGCCAAATCCAGCCTTGTTTGCATTTACTCCTTGATATGCAAGTATATCATTTTCATTGGTAGCTTGTCCACCACTAAATACCCTTGCCTTCATGGCTTCCCAAGGATCTTGCTCTTTTCTGCCAGTTTGTTCGTCCAAGTCAACACCCTGCAACGCAGCCAAGAATTTTTGCTCGTCATACTCTTTGTTTCTCTTGGCATCAAGAATTGCTATTAGTTCTGGCATAGAGATGGAGGATTCTAGTTCTTCATAGTCGGTCCAAATTCCAAGCATAAATGCCTCTGATTCTAAGGAAACCAAATCAAGCGAATCCCACTTGTTTCCTTCTTCGTCATTACTTGCTTGCTCACTAACTTCTACATCATTATCTTCAATGTTAATATTGGCAGCAAACCTAAGTGCACCATACAGATTTTCCATGTCGAAGTTATCTTCAATATCTTGTATTGACACCAGTTCTGGACAAAATTCCTTCATGGCTATTCTGACACATTCACAAACAAAAGATAGGGCTTGGTCATCGTCCTGAGACGATTTGATAAATTGGAATGCATCCATAAATTCTCTAAGGTATTTAAGCTTTAATGGTTTAACATTAATAATCTTACCATTGATAGTTTCTACATACCCTGTTTTATACACCTGAGTTGCCATATCTAATATTATAGCAAAAAAAGCAAAACCGCCCAGAGGTTTTCTGAGCGGTTAGCTTTTTACTGTATTAAGTTATATTTTAGTATGTACGATCAACGATCTTACCGTATGATCCGCTGTTGTTTGGAAGCAAGCGGAATGATACTTGGAATTCAGTTGCTGCGTCACGCTTGGCTGCTACTGTAACGCTATCGATTGATAGTGCACGGTATGCAACGTATACTCTTTCCTCATTTGCAGCACAGTCTCCTGTACCAGGACCAACAGCGATGAGACCACGCTCTACTGGACATTCACCGATGTCACCAGCAGATAGGTTCAAAGTCTGTGTTCCAGTACCAGAAGTAAGGTTTGTACCCTTGCTTGCAAGCGAGAACAAGAGATTCTCAAGTGTGGCCTCAGCAAATGTGGTGTTAAGGTTGACCTTCATGCCTTGCTTAAATAGCTTGGCAGCGTCAAGAACCTGGTCCACTGAAACTTCTGCGAAGTCAGGCTGGAACTGGAGTTCAAGACCGTTTGTTGTGTAACCTACGTTACGGAAGCCTTCACCGTCTCCACCTACGCCATTGTCAGAAAGGGTATCCTTGAAGGATGTTCCTGAGCTAGGGAATGTAGGAGTTAGAGAGTCTGTAAGCTCGCCGTCCTCGTAAGTCCAAAGTGCAGCTGCACCAACGATGATGTTAGCACTTGTACCACGTGTGTATGCCATATTTTTTCACCTCTTTTGTATTGAATCAATAGGCGGTTTGTTTCCTCGTTACAAGTATACCGCCCTTTTAAACTAAACTAACATTTGTGCCAGTCGTAGTCTATTACTATCTTATTTCCAGCATAGGTTCTTGCTGTACCAAAGTCGATAATGTCTCTGGTTTCTTGGATCTGATATACCCTCATTCTGTGGAAAAATACTGGTTCCAGGGGTGTGCCAGCTGCATCTACTAGTGGCTGTTGGCTAGACTGTTTTGCCCTAATCCACTCATTTAGCTCTTGTGCTGATTCGTCTTCTCTATCCAGGAAATCTTGTATCTTTTGAGTTGCCTCAATAATAAATACCACTGGTTCTGATCCAGTAGCATAGAAGTAGTAAAGTAATTGTTCTGATTTGATATGAGGAAATGGAGATCTTCTCATCTTTAGCATTCTGTCATATACAGCAAATTTGCCTTCGTTGGCTGGGAACTGCTCAGTTAGGTCATCGATAGCAGTTGGGCTTGTTGGGAAAAATGGAAATGTGTAGTCTCCAGAAAATCCATCTAGTGGATTATCTTTAAAATAACTAGTTACCTTTTCCTGTAGGTATGCATTAATAAATGCTGGTGGATACTCTATTGCCATTATTCAAATACACCTGCCTTAACTATCCATTGGTATCCTGTTGAATACCCTGCTGATCTACCTCTTGCTGCTCCTGCTGCTAGATTTTGCTTATAAGCAACTGGAGAGGATAGGTATGCTGATAGACCACTACGGTCCAAATATGATTGTGAAAAATATTGCATAAAAGAATCTACTGCACGTGCAAAGCCACCCTGAACTTCTTGACCACCAGGGTTGTTAATGGTAACTGGCTTTTGTGTAAAAACTGTTTCTCCATTTTGCTCAAAAACAAGAACTTTTTTCTTTGGTCTAATTGTTACAGGAGATCCATCTTCCATGATCTTAGCTTTGTTGTAGAATGGTGTTCTGGAGCCATTCTTGACTGATACAGACTGTCTAAATGTGCTACCTAAAGATATTCCATTACCAGCAACAAAATATTCTAAATCAAACAATCTAGCATCTGGGCTACCAGTCTGATTCCATTCATATACATGGTGAAGCATTTCATGGTCAACTCTAGCCATACTGTCAATATATTGCTTCATTACATCAATAACAGACTTGCCAAAGTTCTTATAGAATTCTGTTTTGCCAGATTCGATGCCCTGCAGATATCCCAAAGAGTATTGGATTACATTGTCCATTTCTTTTTGAAACTGCTTCTGATCAAAGGATATAGATATCATACATCAACGCCCTGGTTCTCTGATCTTCTAAGAACAACCTTGAAAAATTCCACCTTGCCAAATGGCCCCATTACTGGTTCGTGAGATGCTACTTCAAATATTGTAGCTTTGCCATTCCTAACTCCAGATGTTTCCATATAGATCTGATTACAGCTAGCATCCTTAACGTTGCTGACAACAATGTTTGTTATTGCAGTTCCTGACTCTTGTAAAGAAATTCTTAAATCTGTCTTAACTCTACCTACCAAGATTATATCTTTGTTAATATTAACATTTGGAATTACTTCTTCTTTGGCAGATGCTCCTGCTGGACCCAAAAAGCAAGCAATAGTCTTATTGTGAATCCAGTGCTTTTTGACTTGACCATAGGCACCTTGTTCGACATTGGGATAAAATATATCCGCTGTCATTGGATACATGAAGTCTGTTGATTCACATGTAGGCATTACAGGACTCCGACTTTGATGATAGGTTTCTTATACTTATCAAGTATCTTGTCTACCACCATGTTTCCAGTGCCCTCCAACATAGATTTATCAAACTGAATCTTAAACTGTGTGGAATCATATGATGCAACATACTTTTCATAGTAATCTAACTTGCCACACTTAATATCTTCTATAAGCATCTTTGTAGCTGCTTCAACGTCTGGTGGGATAGCTCTATAGCCTTCATCTAGAACAAATAGATAATCTGCTCCCTTTGCAAATGTTCCATAATTTCTTGCATCATAAACATAATCTCCTTGTGCCATAGGCAAAGATATAGCTTGTGAAGTAATTAGGTTTGCATTACCAGTCCATTCTTTTACAATAGCAGAGTTGTCTAATGTAACTTTAAATGTGTAAGCATTTGTTTCTGGTGTATCAATATCAAAAATTAAAACATTGTTTTCGTATACCTTTAGTACACGGTTTGCATCTTTCCATACTGGCATGTAATCAAGGCCATTTCCAACTACCTGATAAATTGACTTGTGATTATAAAAACCATCGCCCATGTATGTGTCAATGAGTGAACGTGCAATTAGTTCATAGGTCTTGTACTGTGACTTTTCTGATGCTGTCTCACCTAGCTTTGATGGATCAGTATATGGCCTGACGATGTCCAGGTTTTCTTCATAAATAATGTGTTCATGTTCTGCATCATAAAATCTTACCAAGAAGATTCTATCGAACTGTACCTTGCTTAATGGCAGTGTATAGCTTACAACGCCATTGGCATCTGAAGTAATTGTGGTTTCTTCTATCGAGTGGTCCACCAAATCCTCAACATAAAGAATGTACGAGTAATTAGCGTCTGGCAAATTCCATGTTGTGGTTAGTGGATATGGTGGAACCCTCAATATTTCCATGTTACTTTAGGAACTCCCTAGCAACTTCATCAGCACTTGCTTCTCTGACGTGGCTGCGAGTTAGCCACTTTGCAGCAGCTTCCTTTGATACGATATTGTATCCAAGTGAAACTCTACCTACACCGTCCCAGAAAACGTTACGTGATGAATAGATTGCAACGTCATCATTCTTAATTTCTGATGATGACTTCTTTGGTTCTTTCTTAACCTTTGGAGCAGCCTTAGTGGTGGTTGCACCAATAACGCCATTAGCAACTTCGCCCATGATCTGTGCTTCTGCTTTTGACTTACCTTGGTCGTTAGTAATTGTATTTGAATCCTCTTTAACTGGCTCTGCTTCTACAGGCTTGACCTCTTCAAGGAGTGGGGCTGCAATTTCTTCAGCCTTGTCTTCTGCAACAATTTCTTCAGCAGGTGTTTCCTTGACAATGTCTTCAGCTTCAGGGATCACATCATTTGTAGTTTCTTCAGACATAATTCCTCCTTAGTTGTCTAGTTATATTATAACATTATATATAAGATAAGGGGCAGGAGCTTGGATGCCCCTGCCCCCTAAAAGGTACTGTTTACAGATTATGCATCTGCAGCAGCGTCTGCGAACGCAATAGCGTCCTGCTCTTCCCACTGAATACCAAAGCGAACGAATACGGTGTATTCAATTGTGTCCTTCTTTGGCTTGTATTCACGGTTAACAGTGATGTCTCTCTGGAAACCCCAAACACGGTTAGATGGGAATGTAAGGTCAACGTAACCTTCTGGGTAGTAAGGAACTTCCTGTACGTCAATTCCTAGAACACGAGTTGTACGTGCTCCACCGAAAGTCTGACCATTACCATCAAGGTATGCCTGACGGTTTGCAGGTGTACCAGCAGGTGTACCAGCAAATGCTTCAGCAATAGCGTCAGCAAGGGTACCATTGTGCTTTACGATACCAGCAAATGCGTCTGTACCAGCGTAGAACTTAAGGTTGTTCTTAAGTGCACGGTACTTACGTGGCATAGCAAGGATGATCTTCTGCATAACTTCTGGAGTCCATGCATTGTCAGCTACTGTAACAACTGCTTCGTGAGCATCGCCATCAGTCTTAACCTTGTTAACAAAACCGTTCATGATCGACAGGAAGTTACCTGTGTCACCGTCACCGTTAATAGCAAGATCTTCGATGTCATTTGCAAAAGCATTTGTCATAAGACGTACTAGGTGATCCTCAAGAGCACCACCTTCAATACCGTCTTCGAGAGCTTCAGCAGATACTTCCCAGTCAAGACGAATCTTCTTGGTTGTAAGTTCTACCTTTGAGAATGTAGCACCAGCGTTGGTGTAGTCACCGTTAGCCTGTGAAGCAGCACGAATAACACGCTCACCCACGTTAACCTTTTCAAGTTCCATGGTGTTAGCTTTCATTGTTACTCTGCGACCAACCTTAGCAAGAACAGTTGCGTCCCAGACATAATCAATAAATCTGCGAGCTTGTTCAGGACGAAGAATACCACTGCCTGCATCACCTGAAGGATTTACGGCATTTGGTCCAGTTGTTAGACCATAGTTAGCTGTTGGGATATTTCCAACTGCACCACCAGTAGCGTAGTTACCAGGGATAGCAGCACCAGCTGTTGAACCTGAAGCGAAAGCACCTTCTCCGTTAAAAAGACCAGAGTCATTGCCTGCAGCATCAGGGTTGTTTTTCTTAATTTCTTCCGACATATTGTCACCTCCTAAGTGATATTACTTAAATAGATCGGCAGTTTTGAGGAAACGTCCGCCCCATATGGATTTTTCAACCTGTGTCTCAGGCTGTTCCTGAACAATCTCTCCGAGATCGCCAGACTTGCGGAAAGCGGTGTCTGCTTCTACTGCATCTACTCTCTTTCCAAACTCATCAAATGTACCTTTGGCAGAAGCAACTTCGTGCTTAACTGTCTCAAGTGATTTGTTCAATGAAGAAATTTCATCCTGCATTGACTTTACTGTTGATACTAGATCGCTAAAGGCTGATGTCACTGTATCCTTCATGTCAGCAATTGACTTTGAAAGATCTTCGGCATCGTCTGATTTCTTAGCCTTGTCTTCTGCTTCTTCGTCAGCTGGTGTTTCGCCAGCATCCTCAGCAGGTGTCTCCTCATCTGCATGTGGCTTCATAGCCTTTTCTGCATTTTCCTCATCGGGAGTAGACTCAGCTTTTGCCTCTGGAGCGACCTCAGCTTCAACAACTACAGCTGCAGTTTCTTCAACTACATCTGCTTTTTCCATGTTGTCTTCAGTCATAGGACTTGCCTCCTTTGTCATCTTAGCAGTATTAATGCCTTTAGCACTATCAACTAAGAACTTTATCATTTCTGTTTTTTCGTCATCATTCTTTTCAACGAAACCTATATTTTTCATTGGCTTTCCATCGACAGGGCTAACCTCTGATTCTTCAGTTGAAATTTTAACGATTCCAGATTGTTCATCATAGAAAACGTTTTCAACTGAAACTTCTGATAGGGGTCCAGACACGACTGTCTTGCCATCAACTTTCTGAACAGATAAAATGTTAGCAAATTGATTAGCAGGATTGTCAACGAGTGAAAGTTCTACTAGGTCGTAGTCCTTAATAATTCTAATTGGGCGATCAGCCTTTGTATCATAGCCATCGTCCCACTTGTTCATTCTACCGCCAATTGAAAAACCTGAAAGGGTGCCATCAAGGACCTTTTCCCAAGTGTCCTGAGCACCCTTTGATACATATACAGAAACGTAGATTCCAGAATAAACCTTCTTGGTATCTGGATCAAAATACTTATCCTCTTTGAAAGCGACCATCTTGCCAACTGCAAGAGGTTCATGCATTTCACGGATGTTGCCACGGAATCGTGAGAAGGCACTAAGAGATGCTTCTGGAGTAACGATGTCATCTTGCTTATCAACATTGTCTAATGTTGCAAAACCAGATACAATACGCTTTTCTTGATCCACTTTTGAAAGTGGCATCGATAGCCGAATGTCTTCACCTTCGGTAGACCAGTGTGCCTTTGATATACTCATACTATATTATATTATAGAGCCCTTTTTATACATTTTGATATATTTTAAGCTATGTAGCTAATTATATCATAATTTATGCTGTTGCTCTTCCTTCACCTTTTGGATTTCTTCCAGATACGGTACTCGTACTATCAGAGTTATTATTTGTTCTTTCTGCATCTCTCTGTCTATCAGCAGTTGAATTTGCAGCATCTTGTGGCTTTATCTGCATTGGCTTATTACCTTCTCCGTCAGGTCTAGGTGGCATTCCAAGCATTTCTCTTGCCTCATCTGGAGTAATGACCTGATTCTTTACATATCTTTCAATAATCTGAGACTGTGCAATTTCGTCAGTTAGGGTAAGCTCATTAAACTTAAAATCAACGATGTCTGTTTTTTCGTGAATAATTCTATTGATCATTTTTGCAAGGTTAGACTGAGCAGGTCTAGACACTTGCTCCTTAAATGTTCTATCTTGTGCAAGGGCAGCAGCGACAGCTGATGAATCCCCACCACCAAGCTTTGATAGCGGAACTTGATGTGCTACAAGAATATCGTCACGGTTACGAATACGATATTCATTAAATGATGCTTCCTGAGTTCCATTCTCCACAGCTTCCATCTTGAACTCAACCTTATTGGTATCTGAATCTCCAGGAAGTGGGATGTATAGGGTTCTGTGGTTTGACCCCTTTAGGCTGGTCTGTAAGAATCTAAACATCTTATCTTCTGCGTCTTCTGAAAGCTTTGCACCCTTCAGCGTAACGACATAGCGTGGAACGCCCTTGTTTCCAAAGTAGTCAATGTTGTACTGAGATGCTAGCTGATCTCCATAAAGAGATGAAATTGCAGACATAATATCTGGTACACCATAGAATGAATTTAGTGGAGAATATTCCTTATAGTGCAAAATCTCGTTAGGTCTTGGGTCAGCAGTGATTGGGTTTGGATTCTTTGCACCAAAGTTTCTAAAGTAAACAACACGATTACCAATAATCTGAAGGTAGCCATCTTTCATTCTGCGTACACGAATAGTTGTAGCAGGAATATGGCCTACATAACCAATCTCACCCTTAACAGTTCTACCAATTTCAAGATATCCATTTCCAGTTGCCTGGACATCTGTATAAAACTTTTCTAGGACATGTGTAAATGACTCATCTGAATTTAAAGATTCTAGCCAATCTCTTAGCTCAACCTTTGTTCTTTCAATTCTCTTTTTTGCCTTCTCTATTGCACTCTCATTAGTAGCAGCATCCAAAGAAAGCATTGTACGCTTTGACATCTCAAAGTCGTAGCCTAGTCCAACAATATTTTCTACCTTAGCGTCAATTGCTGCGTGGTTGGCAAATGATGTATCGTAGTAGTTTGCAAGTTCATAAAGGTTCCATGGAGGAGTAATGACATCAAACATGCCATATCCATTTCTATATACTCTACCTGGATTGATTTCTTTAGAACGTGCTTCATCTCTACCAGTTCTTACTGCAAGTGCACTGTCTTGATACCCTGGATCTGTCAGGTCATAGTTTGGTGACACAACTCGTGTCTCAAGTAGGTCATCTGCTTTGTTGATACGCTCTGTTCTGCGTTTAAAGTTTTTGTCTAAACCTTGATATAGCTTAAGGGTGGACCAATCATTTAGGAATGGGTCTTGTGCTTTAAAAAGATCTTCTTTAACCTCATTCTCAGAGATATTTGCATTGATGTAGATTGGTCCATTGTCTTCTGACATTATTCTTCGTCTCCATAAAGTTCTAGGGTTTTCTTAGCTGCCTGAACTGCACCCAGGTCATTTAAGTTAGGAATTAGGCCCTGGTTCATTCTCTCTACCTGTTCAGCATAGACTTCATCAGATACTCTTTCTAGTCCTGGAACAAAAACACATTCGCCTTCTCCATCATCGCCATAGTGTACTGCAGCATCTCTAAGTTTTTTAATCTGTGCTAGGTCACCTTTATTTGACGGTATGTTCAGGACGTTGCCCTCTCCGTCAGTAAACCATTTCCCATCAGACTTTTTGTAGACATACAGACCCCAGTCATACATCTTATCGATGACTTGACGGCGAACGTTATTTACAAGGGGCTTTCCAGTTTTTTGACTAATTAAAGAATCCATAACCATTAGTATACCATATTATGCAATATTAACAGTCGTATTTACCACGTTGTCGTTATTGACAACCCTAAATCTGTACCTATTTGCCCTAATGGTTGATTTGTCATCTATGACAAGCTTTGTGGATCCAACGTAAGAGTTATAAATATCTGCTGGATCAACTCCATAGAAGCTTTGGGTAGCTAGGACTAGAGCTTCAAACCACTTAAAGTTGCCCTCCCAATATCTCCAGTCATATTCCAATCTTCCAGATTCCTTGACACCTAGCCAGCTTCTTGTAGCGATTTCTAGGACTTCTGCCAATCTGCTTGATGTATAAAAAGATATATTATTAAACATCATTGGACCATTAATTCTTAATGCTGCCGTATTCAGTGAGGAATCAATCTGATTGCTAAAGTAGATGCCAAGGGCTGACCACTGTTTTAGCGAGATAACTGGCTCTCTAACAATTTTTCCGTTAAGGTAGAAGGCAATTCCAGATTCAAGCTGTCCAGTTTTCATATTAATACAGAAAATCTTTCCTCGCTTTCCATCCTTATGAACTGCCTGAACAAAGAATCTTAGATGCGTAGTATCACTTTCAATCTCAAAGATCTCTGTTGGAGAGTATGGGAAGTATTGCAAATCATACTTCATGAAACCCTGCAAGGCAATAACTCGATATAAGTCAACCTTATTAACATTGATTGGAATCTCAATTCCTCTGTTGACTTCTCTATCCATTGTCCCAAACACACGAATACCACTATTTTGATTCAAATATAGGTGCGGTGTGCTGCCCTTGTAAATTGAAAAAGGATTTTTCTTTTTGAAATCATAATAATATCTATTCTTTGCATATGGGTATATGTCTACAGCATTTCTTGTCCCAATTGGTGTTTCTGAAGTTTCATTTAATGACATAGATGAAATGGCTAGGTTTGCAATAGATACTGGTCGATCAACTACATTATCATTAATTATTTTAATCTCAACAAACATTGAGAGTGAATTAAAGTCTACATTGGCTGGTGGATAAATAATTGAGTTGTCTACAATTTCATATTTTGTGTTTATCCACTCTGCCCCTGGCTCAATAATAGATTCGTCATCTAGTTTTGAGTAGTTTGTATAGTATGAGTCAGAGTTTGAGTATCCACTGTTATTTTCTTTAAAGTATATGTATGTCTTTGCTAGGTATCCATCAGTGTCTAGCTTATAAGAATTCTTAGTATTTTCTGCAAGATCAGCATAGTCGTTGTATCCAGTAAATAGTGGATTGTCTAGATCAGCATAAGTCCTTGATGCTGGTACTGAGAATTCATTTTTTAGCTGATTATATGTCCATCCATCTCCGTTAGTTATGACTTTTACTAGCTTGTTTGGTGCTGGAATATCTACATTTATTTGAAGAAAGTCTAGGTCATATTTCTGATAACCATCTTGGTCTGTAATGTTTTTTGCAAAATACGACAAAGGCAAACCTGATGTCCATGAACCTGATGATGAAACCACTAGATCAATAGCGTTGTTAATTTCTAAGAATTTAACACTATAGCTTGCTGTACCAGATAGAACCTGTGTAGTTGCAAAATTGGCAACATTTCCACCATCCCATATAAATTGCCAAAATGTAGTATTGTAGTACTCAGCATCAGCATATCCTTCAGCGTCAGAAATATCATCAGTTCCAAAAATCAGACCTCTGCTATTAAATGATGATGCGAACTCTTCTATGGAATATTCATTGAATAGGCCAAATGCATAGATATTTCCTGTATATGTGTCAGAGTTTCCAGATCCACCAATCTTAACAGAAAGGGATGATGCTTTAGCAAAAAATCTTTCTACCTGATAGCCATAGCCTTTTGATAGCTTGTTGAAGTTTATACCAACAGTATAGATTTCTCCACCTATAAATGGTCATGAGGTTGTTACTGATGTATATACCCCACTAATTGTCAATCCATAATTGATGTATCCATCTTTTTTAAAGATGTCAAAACTATCTCCAGTATTTTTATCAGAAAGTGTAATCAGCATTTCTTTTTCTGTGCTATTGTCAAGATCTTTAAAGGTTGCATAGACACCACTAAATGTTCCAGATATATTTTTTGATGCATCTGAAATGTTTATGAAAGAGTTTTCTGGAAGTCTTATATATGAGTCATCCTCGTTCTGATAAGCAATTGCAGATGATAAAATTTCTTGCTCTGAAACATTACCAACTATTGATGGCTTTTCTGGAACTATATTCTTGAGTGACTTATTATCAAATGTCAAATTGTTTATTTTTCCAGCTGACCACTGTGAATGTTTTGGATAAGAGTAATTGTTTGCATATTTTGCAAATGAATAGTCAATATTAACGCTTGAGCCTCCATACTGAAGATTCAACGATTCTGGATTTTGAATTGCTTGGCCATATACCCAGTGTTTTTTAGCTATTGTGTTATTAAACAAATAGCCATACAAAGATATACAATCCATCTCAAATGGATGTATCTCCTGACTTCCATATATGGCCACCCAGTCTGTACTCTTTTGATCAACTGTCATATCTGGGTAAATAATTGTAGACTGATCTATTGTAAGGTCAATAACTGATTCACCATTTAAAAATAGAACTGCTCTTGATGCAGAAACTGATAGATTGACAAGCATTGGTCTAAACCATTCACCAACGTAATAAGTTTTAGAATATTTTCCAATCTTTAATGTTATAAATTCTTGATCAATATATATTCCCGAATTATTTCCAACTGGACCAATAATCTTGTATGGTGCTGAATTTGTTGGCAATGCTCTGAGCCAAAATTCTAATGTATAGTCTCTATATTGTCCAGATTTATTTAAAAATCCATTAGCTGGTAGCAAAGCTTTTACTGATTGAGTATCTGAAACTGTTACTGAGCTTTGTGATCCGAAAACCAAAGGAATAGAATCTGAAGAAAGACCTAGACGATTGCTATCTACTAATACATAACCATTTCCATCTATAGCACATGAATTTGAAAGAATTAAACATCTTTGCTCATTTACTACCCCATAAATATTTTCTGGAATAGCGAATGGAGTTAATCCCGTAGTTGATGAGTTAAATGATTCTGACCATTGTCCAGTTGACACACCATTAATAAAGAAAGACGAAGAGTTGTCTGGATCTTCAATATATTCAAAAGCAATATCTATTGAATAGTCAGTATCCATACCTTCTGGTAAATCAAATGTTTCAGATATAAACATCCACTTACCAGGAATAACTCCAGAAAATCTTTTATTTACATAGTTTGACCCAAATGATGGATCTTCATAGGCATATCCAATCGATATAGCAATAGATGATTTTGGAGCACAGTTGACAAAAGCACCAATTGTAATAGTTGAAAGGTCTTGATTGATGTGTGAAAACTTACCAACTGCTGGGCTAATGATGTGAACCTTTTGTACGTTCTGGTTATTAAATCTACCAACAGTTAAAACATAACAATCCTCATTAGCTAGAGGACTATCTATGTTATTATTTTTGACCAATGTAAATGATTCTGCACCAACACCCCAAGTATTAAGATCTCTTAATGTTGGTCCAACAAGATCTACATACGACAAATCGTCATCTAGCGACCATAGTGAAATGGGGTTATCGGCTAATATTTTAGACGCATACTGATTTAATGAACTAGGCATAAGTTTCTCCTAGTATATTTTATCATACTATACGTGTAAACCAGCGTGGAGTTGTATATCTGATACCTTCTGCAATTGGCTTGACTCCATGGATATATCTTGGATTATCTGGAAAGGTTAGCAGATCTCCAGGTTGTGGTTTATGAGAAATATCATATTCTGGGAAATAGATATCTCCACCAGTATAGTCGTTATTTATATAGATAAGTGTAGCAATATCATTTGGCTTACTTGCATCATAGTGCTCATGCATACCCCACCCAGACTCAAACCTAGCTATGTGTGACATTGCTGGCTCAAATGGCTTGAATTCGCCTCCATAATGCTCTACGACAAAGTCATAGACTTTCTTGCCCCATTCTGTCACCAGTGCCCTTACAGCCTGTGTGTCAACGTCATCCTTCTTGAATACATTGACGGTAAACTCTTTTTCTCCATTACCATACTCATCAAATTCGCCATCATTCTTTCTTGAGTATGCATCAATAATTTCTATGACATCTGCTGGCATAAAACCTGGAATGTAATGAATCTGAGACTTCAATTCTTCTTTTGTCATCATCTAAACCTATCTTCTGGTGAGTGTTTTGGCATGTTGTCAGCACCGCATTTTGTACAAGTAAGCTTTATAATTCCAGTAACTGGACATTCATTACCACGAACTACCTCATGACCTAGTATTTGACACTTTTTAGCTATTAGCCATTTATAGAATCCCATTAGTTGTGCCTCATCATATTAGTGGTACCCAATGTTGAGACACTCCTCCGCCATCTTGAATTGATTCTACAACTCTTGTATCATATGCCAGAGTTATTCTCTTTTTGTTTGAATCGCCCCAGTGACCACGAGCATGCTTATGGCCAGTTTCCGACAAAATGGCTCTATTGTTTTTATTTTCATTTCTAAATGGTGTTACACCATTGATTCTATAATGTGTTGTTGATGGCTCTGCATTGATGCAATAATATCCGTGAATATCTGGCATTCCCATACCACCAGAGTGTTCGTGTAGGTTTGGCTCAATGTGGTATGTTTCATACTCTTCTAAAGAACAATCATCTGCGTCTTCAACGTTAATCCAACCTTGAACATAGTATTCCATTTCATCAAAATCTTTACCATAATGGTCACATGCCTCTTTAGCCATATCTCTTACTGCTGCATAAAGCTTTCTAATTACCTTATGCTGCATTTGAAAAATATTATAGTTGCTTAAAAGTCTAGTGGTGAGGCATCCATGATTTTCTGCCTTAATGCTTTGTGCATACTCTTTTGTAATACCTGGCAATTCGCCATCTAACATCTTCTGTTCTACGACAATACAGAAATCATAAAAATCTTCCAAGTCATTGTCAGATATATCTAGGTATCTTTCAAAGAATTTGTGCTCTGCCATATTAATTTCCTAACTTGATCCAGTGATCCCCAACAAATGCTGTCTTAACCATTGATGGGTTTTTTGGACTTATGTCATAGGCAATGGTGATTCTATTGCCATCCCAGTTCCAGTTTTCAATCGCATGTGGGTGACCAGTTTCCGATAAAACTAGTCTATTGTTTTTATTTACATTTTCAAACAACTTATTAACATCTCTATTGATGTGATAGAACGTTGATGATGGTTCTGCATTCACACAGTAGTAACCATGGAATACTGGTGCCCCAGTTCCATGCATGTGATCGTGGAACCACTCTGGATGACCTAGAGGAGACTCTCCACCATAAACAGATTTTTCATTAATATTAAACCATCCACAAATATAGTAATCAGCAGCATCAAAATCAATGCCATAGTACTCACATGCTTCTTTAGTTGTCTCTAGTAGTCCTAAATATAGCTTTTTAATTGCTGGATGATCCCAGGTGAATATGTTGTAATAATCACCAAGCATGGTTGTCAGTGCGTCTCCACGCTGGTGCTTTTCATCAAATACGTCTTTTGGTGCATTGATGCCATTCGCATAAATAAAATCTCTTTTATCGACAAGGTATGCCGTTAACTCTGATAAATCATTGTCTAGGTATCTATCAAAAAACTTATGCGATGGCTTCTCAATCATGCTAGTGGGATCCAGTGCTGTTCTGCATTGTGTCCACCACGCTGTAGGTATCTGAATGGTGTTACATCGTAAGCAACAGTAATTCTGTCGCCTTCCCAGTCCCATTCGCCCTGTGAGTGTGGGTGGCCCATTTCTGAAAGAACCAATCTGTTGTTCTTATTAATGTTTTCTTTTTCTTCGTCAAAACACATGTAGTATGTTGAAGATGGCTCTGCGTTTACACAGTAGTAACCATGGAAATCTGGTGCCCCTGGACCACCGTGTTCATGCCAGCCAAGTTTACCTTGGCCTGCGTGGTTAATATTAAACCATCCTTGAATCATGAACTGCTCTTTTTCAAAGTCAAGCTCATAATATTCACATGCTTCACGAACCAGCTGACCGATTCCCTTGTACAACTTATAGATTCCGTCAATGTGGAACTGGAATACATTGTATTGTCTCCACTTCATAGTGGAAATACTGCCAGACTCTTTCCATACTTCAAATGGACTGACTGGCGTTACCCCAGCAAGTTTGGCATTTTCAATTAGTTCGTATCTAATTTTTAGCTCTTTTGCCAGCTCATCTAGATCGTTATCTAGGAATGCCTCAAAGAATTTATGAGGCTTTGTGCTTGCACTTGTACTTCTAAGTGTCGTTTGGTCTTTATACGACATACCCATATTGGACATTTGTGAACTCCATTCTATGTCTCTTTTATAGATTAGTATACCATAAGTGGCAGACTATCTGAATGAGAATACTTTGAATGGAGAGAAGGTAAATACTCCAAATGGGGCAAAACCAAATACGCTAAAGAATCCAAAGGCTGGAGCAAAGCTAAATACGCTGAAGAATCCGAATACTGCAAAGAATCCGAATACTGAAAAGAATCCGAATACTGAGAAGAAGTTGAATACTGAGAAGAAGTCAAAAACAGAGAAGAATCCGAATACTGAGAAGAAGTTGAATACTGAGAAGAATCCAAAAACGCTAAATGTTGTAATTGACGCAGATGTTCCAATAGCAGAGTTACCATTGCCATTGGTAGCATAAACATCATATGTCTGTGCAGTTCCAGCTTCTTGGTTTACGTTAACTGGGGAGGTAGAAGAATCTCCAGACTTACCATCACTAGATGTCCAGTGATAGTTAGTAATAGCTTTTCCACCATTATTAGTTGGTGCAGTCCAAGAAAGCTGGTCATATGCTTGACCAGTGCCAGAGTCTGGAGATAATACAGATACAGATGTTGGTGCATCTGGAACTGTTGTAATCAGCACAGATGCTGAGGCAGCAGATGATCCAGATGTTCCAGAAGCATTTGTAGCAGTAACAGTAAATGTCACATTTGTATTAGATGGAATTCCAGTAACTGTAATTGGAGATGAAGACCCAGTTGCAGTCTGCCCAGTTGAAGCAGTTACAGTATACGATGTTGCAACTGGAGAGTTAGCAGGTAGAGAAAAGCTAACTGATGCTGCACCATCGTTAAATGCTCTGCCAGTACCAATGTCTGTTGCTGAAACGCTTGTAGGTTCCATTGGTTGCAAAAAGTCATTGGCTTGCTGTGAGTGTCTACCTGCTCTTTTGCTCATCTATTTTATCCTTATCTGTAAGTTCTTAGGCTGACAAGTCTCCGTAGACAACCCATGTGTTTGCTGCTCTCTTCATAAGAGTTGCAGAAGACCACTGAGTTCTCAACTTTAGACCTGGTGTTGCGTTTACAGTAACTCCACCTGCACCTGCAATTGTAACCTGTCCAGTAGAAGTCTGGAGGATATCAAGAGTGGTTCCGATTGGGTAGTCTACTGATGAATCTGCTGGGATTGTTAGAGTTGTTGCTGAAGAGCTTCCAACTTCAATAAGTGTATCTCTTTCATTAAGATTTGACAGTGTGTATGATGCTGTCTTTTGAGAGATTGTAGTGATAGATGGAACACCCTGCTTTGTCTGGATTCCGTCTGCAAATTCGACTCCACCTAGCTTTAGGGTATCAAATGTTGCTGTTCCAAAGTCAACGTGGCTATCTGTTGGCTCAGCTGCACCAGAAACAAGCTTCCACTTTCCATCTGTTGCATCACGAACAATACCTGTGTGGAAGTGTCCTGAGTTTGAGTCGCCATACGCACCAAAGATACCAATATCAAGAGTGTCTGTATCGTACTGCTCTGCAGCAAGGTAAATTAGTGAGTCTGTAACCTCAAGGTTGGTTGCATCTACTGTTGTGGTTGTTCCCTGTACTGTAAGGTTTCCTGTAATTGTCAAATTCTCAGCAGTTGCGTTACCAGTGATAGCTGGAGCAACCTTTGGAGCATATGTAGCTGCTGCTGAAGATTCTGCTGCTGTCTGTGCATTATCTGCCTTGGCCTGGGCACCTGTCTGTGTCTCTAGCTCTGCAGTATCTGCAATTCCGTGTACAGATGTTGTGTCTGAGTTGTGTGTTCCAACTGCATCATCTGCATATGTCTTTGTTGCCAAAGCTGCGGTATCTGAAATACCATGTACGTTTGTAGTGTCTGCATTGTGATCAGAAATTGCTCCTGATGCTGCATTGTCTGCATAAAGCTCAGTTGCTACTGTACCGTCAATTGCTACTGTAATCTTGTTAGTAGAGTCGTCATATGTGGCTGTAATGCCTGTACCGCCCTCTACTGCGTTACCAAGGGCATCTTGAGCACGTTCAGTAGTGAAATATAGGTTTGCACCCTCTGCAACGTTATCTGTTGTAAGACCTGCAATATCTGATTCAATTCCAGACACAGTGGTGTTCAATGTATCAATTGCTGTTCCCTGTGTGCTATTTGTTGTCTCAATTGCTGCAACAGAATCAGACAAATCTGAAATATTTCCAGTGTGTGTTGCTAGGGTTGTCTGAATAGTTTGAACTGCAGAATCATTATTTGTCTGATATGTCTCTCTTGCAGATGTTTCTGTTGCAAGGTTTGTTGTGAGTGCTGTAATATCTGTATTAATATCTACAATAGTCGCTGCTGTAGATGTTGACAAATCGCCAATATCAGCAGTTAGATCTGAAATAGCTGTAGTTAGTCCAGAAGCAAGCTCAGAAAGAGTGTCTAGCTCTGCAGGAGCTGACTGAATAATATTGCTTAGCTGAGAGATTGGAACCTGAGCGTTACCATCTAGTGTAGCAACACCATTAGCAGATGCCTTCTCTGCGTCCTTGACATATCCGCTAATGTCAAGATCATCAAAATTCTTAAAGTATGTTAGGCTGGTCCAAGCTGTTGTACCATCACCAATCTTAAATTGTCCAGAATCGGACTCAAAGCCGATTTCACCAGCAGAGAGAATAGGGTTTGCAGCAGTCCATTGTGCTGCAGTACCTCTGCGTTGCTGCATTCTTGTTGCCATGTATTTTCTCCTCTTTCAGGAATTTAATCCCTGATTTATATTATATCCTATGTTTTAGTTAAAATTATCAGATACTGATCCACCATCAAAGATTAGAGTGAACTCAGTTGATCCTGGGCTTCCGCCATCAATTCCACTTGACATAGGTGCTTGTGGTACTGAACCACCTTCACGGAAGGTAGTTGTAATTAATCCAGTACCGCCAACAGAGGTATCGTGGATGTGTTGAGCCAAAGTTAATGTATCGTCAATAGTTGCAATAGTTGTCCAACCAGTATCTTCGTGGTAAATATTTACTCTCTTTGTTACTGTGTCATACCAGAATGCACCATTTGAAGGTGATGAAGGAGCAGTAGAGGCAACAGCAGCTCCGCCAGAATTAGCGTCAACGTATGCCTTAGTAGCTACGTGAGTTGCATCTGTTGGATCGCTAGCAACGATGGGGCCACCAAAGACTCCACCTTCTGCTACCTGGATTCCGTTTTTTACCTTGAAATCCTTGTTTACTGTTGCCATCTACTTACTCCTCTAATTACTTAATGATTGTTCCAAATACAGTCACGACAGAGTTGTTGTTGGCTGTAGTGACACGAAGTCTTACATTACCAGCATTAACATCTGCTGTGATAGTTGATGCAGAGCCATTCGTTCCAACAACAGCATATTCTGTAATTGCAATGTTGTCTGCAGAGTCAAGGGTAATCATTACCTTTGATAGCTCTGTGTGTGAGCCATAGGCAACCTTTACTGTGTATTCTGCTGAACGGTATACAGCTGAGTCGAACTCGTGTGCTGTTACCTGGCTAGCTGTAGCAACTGTAGCCTGAGTAGCGACATTAGTAACAATGTTATTAAGGTCAATCTCAGTAAAGTTAGGAACTACTGCTTCAAGTGCTGTTACTGCACGTTCGTTTGTGAAGTATAGGTTTGATCCCTCAGCAAGGTCAGATGTTGTAGAATCTGCTACACCATTTTCTGCTGCAATTGTAATACCATTGCCATCACCAGTAATAGTGATATTTGTTAGGTTGGCACTAGTTAGCAAGTCAGCAGCTGCTGTCTTTGCACGTGCATCTGTGAAGTATCTATTTACAGGAGCAAGAGTCTCTTCTGGGATATCATCAGTTGTAAGTGCATTGATTGCGTTATCTGTGTATGTGTTTGCGTTAGTTTCAGCTGTTGATGCTGAACCTGCTGCATCATAATTTGTTGCAAGTCCGTCCGCATAGTCCTTTGCATTTTGCTCTGCAGTGTTTGCATATGTCTGTGCAGTTCCAGCTGCAGTAACGATTGCATCATTGTATGCTCCTGACGCTACTGAGTCTGCGTACTGCTTTGTTGCTGCTGCTAGAGCCTGTGTTGGGTCTGCTGCAAGAACAAGTTCTCCAGTCATTGTGTCGCCAGATTTAGCTACTTTTTCACCAATTGATGTTCCAATTGTTGATGCAAAATTTGCGTCATCATTAATAGCTGCTGCAAGCTCATTTAGTGTATCTAGAAGAGCTGGAGCTGAGTCTACAAGATTTGCAACTGCTGTATCAGTATATCCATTTGCAGAAGCAATAGCATTGCTTTCAGCTGTTGCAGCTGCACCAGCAGCATCGTAGTTAACTGCAAGTCCATCTGCATATGCCTTAGCATTATTTTCTGCTGTTGTAGCAGATCCTGCTGCATCATAGTTGGTAGCTAGGCTATCTGCGTAACCTTGAGCTGCAGTCTGTGCTGCATTTGCCTTAGTTGTTGCATCATCAGAAGCTGTTGAAATTGCTTCTGACTTTGCTGTTGCAATATCAGTAGCTACTGCTGACTGTGCACGTGAATTTGTAAAGTAAAGGTTTGTACCTTCTGCAAGATCATCAGTGTCATGGTTAGACAATGTTGAAACTGTACCAGTTACGTCACCAGTAAGGTTTCCTACTACGTTACCAGTTACATCGCCAATTAGATCTGCTGTAATTTCATTTGCTACAAAGTTACCATTACCGTCACGTTTTACGACAGTATTTGGTGTGTTCTCAGGGGTTGCTGTACCACCAATGAGATCAACGATGTAGTTTTGGTCTTCTTGCTTCTTAGTTAGAACGTCATAGTTATTGACGGTAGCTGTAGCACCTTCAACAACAAGACCACTCTTAACCTTAAAGTCTTTAGTGACTGTTGCCATGTTGTTATCTCCTTGTTATTACGCCTTAAGTCCCATACGTGCAAAACGTACGGTGACAGGTCGAATTATTGCATCTGGTGTAACAATCAAACTGACTGTATCTCCAGTGCGAGAGACGCTAACGGTGCCCATATTCCCATCATTGTCAATTGTTCCGTATTCTGTTACGCTAATATTATCTGCGTCACAAAGAACGGTCAACTCTGTTGCATAGAACTTGTTGTCTCCTTCAGA